AAAGAATAAACGCTCGCGTTCGCCGCAGAGCAATTCAAATTAATACTGATTATTCATCAGGTCGCGCAACCGTAATGTATGAATTCTTTTGCCCAGACCCACGCTATTACGATGACCAATTAAAGACAACAGATTTAACTAATGCTATAAATGTTGCAGGTCGTACTTACAACCGCGTTTATACAAGTACCGCTACTAATCCAGCCAACCCTAATGCAACAGGTATGTCTTACGGTGCTGGTTCATCATCGGCTAACTTAATTACTAATGACGGTTGGACTACTACTTATCCAACCATAACCATTACTGGCCCTGCAATTAATCCTAAAGTAACAGATGTAACTAATGGTTATTTCTTGTTAATTGACGGAACAATTGGAACTAATGACACACTTATATTTAACACCGATTATCGAACAGTTACATTAAATGGTGTTAATAGAAGGTCATTACTAAATAACTCATCAACATGGTTTGCGGCTCCACCAGGAACCTCATACTATACTTTCCTTGCTACTGGAACAGATGGAGATACTTCATGTGTTGTCAGTTGGCGGAATGCTTACATTTAGGAGAATAAATGGCATTAAGAACCCCACCCTCATGGTTACAAAACGGTTCCCATCCTGCGGAAAATGATCGCTTAACTACAACAGGTATTTTGTGGAAATCACAAGGTGTTGCAGATGATGGCGCTATGGTTGTTTCCCAATCAGGTACTCCTGCTATGTCTGTATCTATTGCGGCAGGTCACGCGCTAATTGCTGGAACACAAACTTCTAATCAAGGTTTTTATATTGCTTTTAATGATGCGGCTACAACAGTTGCTATTGCTACCGCATCTCCTACCCTTCCACGCATAGATAGAATTGTTGTAACTGTACAAGATTCATATTATGGCGGAACTGCTAACAACCAAGTAATTTTTCAATCATTAACAGGAACTCCTAACGCATCCCCTGTACCACCAGCCGTACCTGCTAACTCTATTAGCCTTGCACTTATCGCAGTTGCCGCTAATCAAACAACTGTTGTAAATGGAAACATTACAGACACACGCGAAACTGCTCAATTTAGCGAAAGCGCATTTACCGCAGGAACTACTACTGCTAATACTATTGTTGCTAATCAATTAACTAGCCAAACAGGTAAAGCGCTAAGAATTAACAACACAGCAGGTTCACAAAAATTTGCTATTGCATTTGACGGAACCCTTACATTCCAAGATGGTTCTACTCAAACGACTGCTGCAACCTATGACCCTAATCTAACTATCAACACACAAACAGGTACTACTTATACTGTTTTATCTGGTGATGCGCAAAAACTTATTACATTAAATAACGCAAGTGCAATTACTTTAACTATTGCATCTAACTCAGTTCAAGCACTACCTGTTGGAACTCAAGTAAGTATCGCTCAATATGGTGCAGGACAAGTAACAGTAGTTGGCGCATCTAGTCCTGTTGCAGTAACAGTTGTATCAACTGGTGCAACTGCTAACTCACCAAAACTTCGCGCTCAGTATTCAACTGCTACACTTATACAAACCAGCACCGATAACTGGTTATGCGTGGGGGATATACAATAATGCCAATATTAGGAATTGTTGCTTCATCTACTCGTCAAGGTCAGGCTACCGACACAGGTTCTTATTTTCCTCTTGGTGCAGTAACCGTAGGTTCTGCTGGTGCTTCATCAATTACATTTAGTTCAATACCTTCTACCTATAAACATTTACAAATAAGAGGAATTATCCGTCAATCAGCAGTTGGCTTTGATCAAGCACTTGCTCAATTTAATAGTGATACAGGTAATAATTACTCAAGGCATAATCTTCTTGGTGATGGCTCAACTGCTTCTGCCGAATCGGGTGTTTCAGTTAATAAAGTAAGTTTTGCAGTAATTCCAGGGTCTAACCAAAGTGCTAGCGTGTTTGGTGCAACTGTTGTAGATATTTTGGATTACGCAAACACAAATAAATATAAAACTACTCGGACACTTGCAGGAGTAGATAATAATGGTAGTGGTTATGATTGGTTTTCTAGTGGTTTATGGCAAAATACCGCCGCTATAACTACAATTACTATAACTCCTGGGTCTGGTAATTTTGTTCAATACACTCAACTCGCCCTATACGGAATTAAGGGAGCCTAAATGAGTACATATAGTCCAATAGCCTCACAGACAGTTGGCAGTTCTATTACAACAGTTACTTTCACTAGTATCCCACAAAACTTTACTGATTTAGTTGTAGTATCAAATGGTGGTTTAGCAAATAATGGTGGCTATGCCATCAGTTTTAATGGTGATACTGCTACCAATTATTCACGAACTATCCTTCAAGGTAACGGTACATCTGCTACATCAGGTAGAGGTTCAAATGAATATCCACTTTATGTAACTGCAAATGGCGCAAACCAAGTTAATATATTTAACATAATGAACTATTCAAATACAACTACTTTTAAAACATTTCTTAGTAGAGGTAATGGCGCAGCAAATAACACTCTTGCTTTTGCTTGTTTATGGCGTTCAACTGCTGCTATTAATCAAATAGATATAATTTGCCCAGGAACAACTTTTACTAGCGGTACTACTTTTAACCTTTACGGTATTGCTTCTGGTTCACCTAAAGCATTTGGTGGAAATACAGTATCAACAGATGGTACTTACTGGTATCACACATTTACATCATCAGGTGTATTCACTCCTGCTACATCTTTAACTGCTGATTATTTAGTAGTCGCTGGAGGTGGTTCAGGTGGTGCATATAATGGTTATTCTGGCGGTGGTGGTGCTGGAGGACTTCGTTGCTCAGTTGGTGCAACTGGTGGTGGTGGAAGTTTAGAATCTCCATTATCACTTACAGCACAGGCTTACACAGTTACTATAGGTGCTGGCGGTTCAGGTTCAAATGGTAGCAATTCTGTATTTAGTACAATTACTGCAACAGGTGGTGGCTTAGGCGGTTACTTCAATGGTTCAGCCTATGTAACTGGTGCAAGTGGTGGTTCTGGTGGTGGACAAAATGCTAATGCTAACGGAACTACTATTGCAGGTGGTTCTGGTACGAGTAACCAAGGTTACGCAGGTGGTGGAAGTACAGGTCAATCACGAGGCGGAGGCGGAGGCGGTGCTGGAGCAGCAGGTGGTTCTGGTGGTGCTAGCACTCCTGGTAATGGTGGTAATGGTGTTGCAACATCAATTAGTGGCAGTTCTGTAACTTACGCAGGTGGTGGCGGCGGAAGTAGTCAAGCAAATGGCGTTGCTGGTGGTACAGGTGGTACTGGTGGTGGCGGCGCAGGTGCAATTGGAAATAATACAACCGTAGGAACTGCGGGTACTGCAAATACAGGCGGAGGCGGTGGAGGTTCTGCTGCTATTGCTGCTAATGGTGGCACAGGCGGCTCAGGTATTGTAATCATTCGGTATGCGGTCTAAGGGAGATAAATAATGGCTAATATGACTTTAATTTCTAGTGTAACAGTAGGCTCTGGTGGAGCATCAAGCATACAATTTACTAGCATCCCTCAAACCTATACTGATTTGTGTATAGTGCATAGCGTTAGAACTTCAAGAAGCGCTTATCAAGAATCTTTAACATTATCATTTAATGGCCTTACTACAAACCGTACAAATAGGCGTTTATACGGTGATGGTAGTAGTGCTGCTTCAACAAACGATACTTTAATGTATGGTGGTCAAGCATCAGGCGCAACTGCTACTTCAAACACTTTTGGTAATTCAAGTATCTATATTCCAAATTATACTTCTAGTAATAATAAATCTTCAAGTGAAGATGGTGCATCTGAAAACAATGCTACAAACGCACTTTTTGATATGAACGCAAATCTTTGGTCTAGTACGGCTGCTATTACTTCAGTTACTTTAACACCTGAAAACGGTGGAACAATTCAGCAATACTCAACCGCTTATCTATACGGTGTAGCCTCTGCTGCTGCTGGCGCTAAAGCAACTGGTGGAATTATTACATCTGATAGTTCTTATTTCTATCATACATTTTTATCAAGCGGAACATTTACACCAACTCAATCACTTACTGCTGACTACTTAGTTGTAGCGGGTGGTGCTGGAGGTGGAGGCAGTCGCGGTGGTGGAGGCGGTGCTGGTGGTTACCGTTATTTTACATCTCAATCATTATCTGCAACTGGATATGCCGTTACAATAGGTGCTGGCGGGGCTGGTGGTGTTAGTTCTGCAACTGGTACTTCAGGATCAAACTCTGTATTTTCATCTTCAACTTCAACTGGTGGAGGTGCTGGCGCTGGTGGTGGTCAAGTAGGTACAAGTGGCGGTTCAGGTGGTGGTGGTTCTGATGGTTACCCAACTCCTAAAGCAGGTGGCGCAGGTAATTCAGGTTCTTATTCACCAGTAGAAGGTTATGCTGGTGGTTCAGGCCCAAACGATAATATTAACGCAGGTTCTGGCGGTGGCGGTGGTGGTTCTAGCGCAGTCGGTGTTAACGGAAGTGCAACCGCACCTACTAGTTATTCAGGCGGTGCAGGTGGCGCTGGTACAGCAAATTCAATTTCAGGTTTATCTGTAACTTATGCAGGTGGCGGCGGTGGTGGTGGAGGAAATGTTAGTCCTTCAACTGGTGGTACAGGTGGTGCAGGTGGTGGTGGTAATGGTGGAACTTGGAGTTCTGGTGGTTCTACTACACCTACTACTGGTACTGCAAACACAGGTGGCGGCGGTGGTGGTGGAACTTTAACTGCTGCTTATGGTGCGATGGCGGGTGCAGCAGGTGGTTCAGGAATTGTAATAGTAAGATACGCGGTATAAAGGAGAAATGACAAATATGGCGCACTTTGCAGAAATAGATAAAGACGGAACTGTACTTAGAGTTCTAGTAGTAGGAGATGACCAAGAATATAGAGGTCAAGACTTTCTTGCTAATGATTTAGGACTTGGTGGTACATGGGTACAAACTTCATACAATGGCAAAATCCGTAAACGATTTGCTGGTATTGGGTATAAGTATGACAAAGACCTAGATGCTTTTATTGCACCTAAATGCCATAAAGAAGCAGTATTAAATACAGATAATGCCGATTGGTCTTGTACAAATAAAGACCACACTAAGGAGATAACAAATGTCGCTGAATAAAATTGTTGTAGATTGCGCTAAAGGAACTCAAACTGTTGTGCCTTTGACCGCAGCCGAGATTGCTGAAAGAGATCAAGCGGCAGCCAAGTATGCTCAAGAAAAAGCAAAGGCTGATGCTGAAGCACAAGAATTAAAAGCATTAAAAGATTCTGCTAAAGCAAAACTTATTGCTGGCGAGAAACTAACTGATAAAGAAGCAGCAGCAATAGTAATCTAATGGCTACTCAATATCGGTATTTATTTGCCGATTTGGTAACCAATGACATTCTTGCTGAAATACCTTTAACTAATGTTAGTTTTACCCAATCACTAAATACCCCAGGTAGTTTTACAGGTACCATTCTTGGTTCAGATGTTAATGAAGCAGGATATGATATACCAGGTAGCACTATTCCTGCCCGAACTGCTATTTATGTAGATCGTGACGGTGTATTGATTTGGGGCGGAATTATATGGCTTCGTACTTGGGATACTGACACTCAACACTATACATTTCAAGCGCGTGAGTTTGGTTCATATTTTGAACGCCGAAGAATTACTGGCGACTTTATGGACTTTAATCAAGCCTTAGTTTATGACAATGAAGATCAATTATTTATAGCCCAAGATTTAATGTTCCTAGCCCAACAACTTGCAGGTGGGGATATAGGTATTGTCATTCCAAACAATACTTCAGGCGTTGATGTAACCCGCGTTTATTATGATTATGAATTCAAAGATGTATGGGGTGCTATTAAAGACCTTTCAAATCAGCAAAATGGATTTGATTTCAATATAGATGTTGCCTACGATGCAAACCTAGAACCACGCAAATATGCTCAAACCGCTTATCCTCAGCGCGGTGTTCCTTATGTATCAACTAGCCCTAGCGCATTAGTATTTGAATTTCCAGGCAACATAGTTCTTTATGAATGGCCTGATGATGGTTCAGTAGTTGCCAACACAATGTATGGAATTGGCCCTAACTCTAATGAGGCTAAAATTCGTGCATTAGCAGTTTCGCCAACAGATCAAATTGCTGCGGGTTGGCCATTATTAGAAGATACAGTTTCTTATACCGACCAATACGACCCTAATATTTTATATCAACAAACACTAGGTGAAGTAACTGCTAAACAAGTTCCTGTTGTAACTCCTAAAATTGTAGTTCCTGCTTATGCTTCTCCAGTTCTAGGCTCATATAAAACTGGTGATGAATGTTTGCTTAGAATTACAGATGATAGATTTCCAAATAACGGTAGCGGATATGGATTAGCCGTTGTTAAAAGAATTGTTGCTATCTCCGTACAGCCTGGTGAAGATGGCCCAGAGCGCGTAACATTAACTTTGACTGACCCTACAACAGCATAGGAAGCCATGCCATTTATTAACTTACCTCCAGTTGTATCTGAAATGTTTTGGGATTTAGATAGGCGCATTCGTTCATTAGAAACAGCCTTTAGATTCAACGCACCCAATATAGATTTTGCTACAAACGAACCAACCAACCCTCGCGCTGGTGATATTTACTACGATACCGATTCCCAAAGATTAGTTTATTGGGATGGAACAGCGTGGTACAAACTCACGCAAACCGCACTATAAAAGAAAGATAAATATGAATTTATTAAATAGCAATTTAGGTATCACTATGCTTTGGGCGGCTTTAGACAGTATTGTAATTATTGGTGGTGGCATTAGATTCTTTTATACTATGAACAAACGCTTAGATCGTATTGAATATCAACTTTACAACAATGGGGGCGAGAGTATGAAAGATGCCGTTGATCGTATTGAGATGGATTTAGTTATTCTTAAAACACAATTTGGGCAAAAGCCAAGCAAAAGGAAGTCTAAAAATGAATCAGAAGGTAGTTAATATAGCCCAAGCCGAACTCGGCTATGTAGAAACACCAACCAATAACACCAAGTACGGTAAATGGTATGGACTAAACAATGTCAGTTGGTGCGCAATATTTGTATCATGGTGTTTTGATAAGGCAGGATTATCGGGAGCAGTAGCAGCGCAGAACCGTAAAGGATTTGCTTCTTGTGATGCAGGACTTAAATGGTATGCCAAGAACAATAAATTAGTTCCAGTCGGACAAGCACAGGCGGGTGACATAGTTTTCTTCCAATTCGACAAAGATGCTGAACCAGATCATGTCGGAATTGTGGTTAGTAACGATGGCAAAAAATATTTATCTACCATTGAGGGTAATACTTCAAGCGGTGATAAAGGCTCACAGTCCAACGGTGATGGTGTGTTTGCTAGAAAACGCGCTTACTCACTTGTCATGGGTGTGGCTAGACCCTAAAGGAGAAAAATGAAAGCAATAACAGATAAGATCAAAGACCCAAAAACTAAGGCAATCTTGAAATCTTATGCACGCGCTGTATTAGCATCTGCTGTAACAATGGCGATGGCCCTATCTGCCAACCTAGACCCTCAATACGCGGTTCTAATTGGCTCATTGACGGCCCCATTAGTTAAGTGGGCTGATAAGGCTGAAAAAGAATTTGGATTAGTGGCTAAGAAAAAGAAGTAAACACGCCGTAAATCAATCCACACAAAGCCCCTGTTCTTCGTGTAACCTATTCCTAACCATTGGAGGGTTACATGACAGAGCAGGGGCTTCTTTCTGCTTTACAGGCAGTTAAATACCAGTCTGCCCAAGACAATAATGTCTGTGGGGTTGCTAGGTTTTTACGGACATTAGATGATAAAGAAAAGGCAGAGTACGAAGAAATATTAGATAACGCCAACATCAATTCTGCGCGTTTATCCAAAGTATTTTTTGATAATGGACATAGGATAAGTTCTTATATGATCCGTTATCACCGCAATAGATTAGAGGGGCGGGGCTGCAAATGCCCAATAATTAAATGAGTTTAGCGGATGATTTATCTAATCTAAAAAAGGAAACCGATCCAGAGATTGCTGAATTGCGTAAGGCGTTAATCAACACCCAAAAGCAATTACAAAAACAAAAACAAAAGACCGATGAACTTGTAGAGGCTACCTTCCGAGCCGCGTATGAAGCAACACTTTCAATGGGTGCAATATCCGTAATTGCACCTGTTGAAATAGATAAGCGTAAAGCAAAAGCCGAGGTTGCATTAATACATGCAACTGATTGGCAAGGTGCTAAGCGAACAACAAGTTACAATTCAGAAGTTATGCGCAAGCGCGTAATGGAGTTTGCAACTAAGGCTGTACGCATTACCGAGATTCAACGCAACGATCACCCAGTTAAAGATTGTGTGGTTATGTTTGGTGGTGATATGGTTGAAGGTTTGTTTAATTTCCCAGGTCAAGTGTTTGAAATTGATTCAACACTCTTTGAACAATATGTAACTGTATCTAGGTTGTGTGTTGATTTCATTCGCTTCATGTTATCTAACTTTGAAAAAGTAACTGTTGTTGCCGAATGGGGTAATCATGGTCGCATAGGTTCAAAACGCGACAATGTTCCAAGATCAGATAATTTTGATCGAATGTGTTATGAACTTGCTCGCCAATTATTACAAGGTGAGAAAAGATTAATTTGGGAAGATTGTCCAGAAGATATACAAAGATTAGAAATTGGAAACTATCGCGCATTATTAATTCATGGTGATGAAGTAGGTCGTAATGGATTTGCTTCTCCTGCTGCAATTGTTCAACATGCTAATCGTTGGCGTTCTGGTTCATATCCTTGGGAGTTTAGAGATGTTTATATTGGGCATTACCACACCCATGCTGAATGGCCTATGGCAAACGGTCTAGGAAGTGTTTATCAAACAGGTTCTACCGAATCTGATAATAGATATGCCCGCGACCTTCTGGCAGCCTCAGCGACCCCTTCTCAGCGCCTTCACTTCATTGATCCCCTCAAGGGCCGCGTAACCGCCGCGTATAAGGTCTGGTTGGACTAGGCGCGACACGCCTAAAAGCCAAATTTGGGGTACTTGCAATACCTTACGGTTTCTGATTAAATTCTCTTATTGACGAACCGAACGGCGGTTCCGAAAGTAGGAGGCAAAAGTGAAATTAGTAGCAACAACAGAAAAAGTACAAATTCAATGGTTTGCTGTTTTGCATGACGGATCAAAAATGCGCAACAACAAAGGTTTTCAACATAACGCTTGGGATGTTAAATGTTCATGTGGTTGGGAATCAAGAACTGGTGGAGCAATTAAGGCTTGTGTAACAAGAGAAGTAGAAGCACACAAATGGCATGAACATAATTATTCTTGGACTACTTCAAACAAGGAGGCCAAATAATGAACGCAGTAAAAGAAATTCAATGTGGTGGTTTTGGCGCACATGCTTGGTACGATAAAAATGTTAAACATTGTAAAAATATTGGTGCAACTTTATGGTGTTCACATTGTCATAAACCAATGGATGAAAATTCAGGTTGGTATGTAAATTTTTCAGCAGGTAATGATTCTTTGTTTCCAATGGATTATGAAATTGTTGAAACAGGTTCATATAGTGGAATCAGATTAATTGGCAACGAATGTATTAAGCATTTTTTAACAAAAGATCAATATTCAATTTATGCAAAGAAAGTAAACGCTTAATTACGCAAACAAATACCCTCACCTGACCTAGCGGGTGGGGGTTATTTGTGTTTTCTAAATACTTCTGACAAAAATAAAGCAATACGCATTAAAAAATTATTCATCTATTTCTTCGTTGTCAGGTTGATAAATATTAAATAAATCTATACTGTTGCTTTTCATAGTAGTTACAGCCATTACAAAAGTAGCGCTTGCCCGATTACAAAGGTCAGATACCGCATCAGGGTAAGTTTCACTTGATTGCAGTTCTACAACTAATTCATAGGCTTGGATTTTTATACTTATCATATTGGCTCTTTCTCTAGCCAAGGATTATCCCACAACACGCCCAAAGCGGTACTTGATTTTTAATAGCCTCATCCCCTACCTTTACCTTACGGATTACGGATACACCGTAAACGCGAAGGAGGCAATAATGGCTAAATGGATTAACAAAAACGGTGACACTATTGAAACTAATGGTGCTATTTATACAGTTACAAAAAATGGTACATCTACAACAACTGATATATCTAAGTGGACATACAACGCAGAGGCATGGATAAACAATGACATCAAGGCTGGTTATTACAACGGCTATAAAAAATTGGAGGCATAGTTAATGGCATTCAATTTAGACAATTACACAACAGTTGCCGAACGATTAAAAGCAGCGTTGGACAAACATGAAAAAGATAACATCCGTATTCTTACGGATTTATTACATGTTGAAAGAGATAACACAGGTAAGCCAATTCAATACATTTGCCGAACACAGATTTATTTTGGTGATGTATTAAAGGCTCAAGACTTAGCCGAAGAAATGGTTGGGTCATCAAATGTAAATAAATACAGCGCGTTGGAAAATTGTTCTACAAGTTCTTGTGGAAGAAGTCTGAGCCTAATTGGCTTCATGGGAACCGATCCTGTAAGTAAAAAACCTATTAGACCAACAAGGGAAGAAATGGAAAAAGTTGCTCGCGGAGAAGCAAACGCACAAGCAGAAACAATTAACAAGGTTGTTTATAGCCAAGATCAAATTGATATGGCAGCCGAAGGCATAGAGCAAGTTTCATCTGTTGTAGATTTAGCAGAACTTAAACTCCTTTATACAGGTGCGCAACAAGCAGGGCTATTACATATTCCTGTTAGTGGCAAAACGCTTAACACAGTTATCAATACTAAAAAGAAAGAGTTGGAGGCAAAGTAATGAAATCAGAAATTTATTACACAATTAGAGCCATTGTGCGTGGAGTATTTTGGACTGGACTTATTTGGCTAACACTTGCGCTATTGGCTGCGGCGGTGGGCTAATGCAACATCCAGAAGGCAGAATAATTGCTATACAAGAGCAGATTCATTTAGCCGAGTTAGCATCTAAAAACTTTGACATGGCTTCTATTTATTTATTAGCCTGTTTAAGTAAAAGTGGAATGAGGCTTGTTCCTGATGAAAATGAGATTGCGGTTGATGCTGCAAATTTAATGCAACAGATTTCTGACACTAAACCATTAAAGGTGGTGAAAAATGATAACTCCAGTCAAAATTGAACAACGGCTATATGAATTATCAAAAGAGATTGATATTTCACATGGCGAATTGATTAATGCTGAAAACGAATATCATATTTCTAAAGCGGCATTTGAAATTAATATGGCTAAATCAAGAATGAAGAATAGCCAAATTGATATGAAGATGACCGCAGTACAAAGAGAAGATCAAGCATTAATTGAGAACTCAGAAGCCCACATGAAGTTGGCTATTGCTGAAGCAACAGTTAAGGCTGCTCGCGGTAATGTGACACGAATCCGCACCCAAGTAGATATTGCTCGATCTATTGGTACAAGCGTTCGTACCAGCATGGAGATGTAATGAAAAACAAAATATTAGTTTTGGCATTGAGTTTATTATTTATTACGCCAATTGCCCAAGCAGATGTATATGTAAAAGTAGATGCAAGCGGTAATGCTATTGGTGGCGCGATTATGTGTGATTCTGGAACTTGTGGCGCAGGTTCACAATATTCGCAATTAACTTTGCAAGCAGGTGAACAGTATGTATTGCAAGGAACTGGTCAAGCAGGTATTGGAAACAACAACCCAAACACCCAAGTTAAAGTTGATATAGCAACTAATGAATGGACAGTAACTAGGCAAAACACAATTACTCCTGCCGAACCAGTTGTAATAAATAATCAACAAGTTATTTCTTATACCGTTCAAACAGTTGAAACTTTTACACCTGCTACTAGCCCTGGAAATGATAGACCTGCTCCAGTTGCGCCAGTTATTGAACCAACACCTACGCCTTCACCAACCGTTGCAACTACGCCAACAATTACTCCAGGCTCGGTAGCAACTGCAACAGCAACCACATTAACTGTGGGGTCATTAAAAAGCACATTTGCAATAAAGCCTGTTGTTAAAAAATCTACTGTAATTATGGCTACAAAAAATGGAGTAAAAGTAATTAAGAAGGAAGATGCAAAAGCGTTAATTAGAAAAAAGAAGAAATAGTGAATATACAAAATCTACTCAAAAGCGCTTTAGTTGAAAATGACAAAGCGAGAGATAGATCGCAACAAACAGAACTTGGTGCTTCTAGTGTGGGTGGTTGTCGCAGACAAGCGTGGCAAATCATCCACCAGAAGCCCAAGACTAACTTTGAAACCGAATCGTTAGCAGCAATTATTGGTACAGCCTTACATGCCACAATTGCTGAATCTATGAAAAATATAGACCCATTTGGTGATGACTTTCTTATTGAAGAAGGTTTTTCAACACCTGATCTAAAAGGGCATGTAGATTTGTATATTAAATCAACTAAAACTGTTGTAGATTGGAAGACATCAACTAAAAAGAAATTGGCTCAATTCCCTAGTGAACAACAAGTTATGCAAGTGAATTTGTATGGACATCTACTTACAGCCAATGGATATGAAGTAGATACTGTTTCCTTGGTTTGTATTCCCCGCGATGGCATGATGTCAGATGTAAAAGTTTGGCAAGCGCCATTTAGCCAAGAACTTGCTAATCAAGGTTTAGCATGGGTTCGAGATTTACAAGAAACGATTTCCCCGCCAGCACCAGAAAAACATCGCAGATTTTGTGCAAGTTTCTGTGAGTATTACAACTCAAATGCAATAACGGAAGGAATCGGATGCGCAGGGATGATGTAGATTGGGAAAAAGCATCTTGTAGGGGATTAGACACAGACATCTTTTATATGCACGAAGCGGAGTTAGTTCAAAAAGAAGGAATTGACTTTATGACTTTACGCAAACTATGTTTCCGATGTCCGATTTGGAAAGAGTGTTTGACCATAGGATTCAAATATGAACGCTATGGATTTTGGGGCGGCATATCAGCAGAGGAAAGAGATCACATGGTTAGAGGCATAATCAGTCGTAAGCATTCAAGGCTTTTAATTCAGTTAAAAGGATTAGGTTTAGATTTTGAAGAAATTTACAGAATCAGCAAAGTAGAAAGGCAGTTAATCTGGTAATGGCATCTCTACCTTATATGCAACTTTATGTGTCGGACTATCTTGCCGATACAGCACATTTATCAGCCGAGCAACATGGGGCTTACATGCTTTTACTTATGAACTATTGGCAAAAAGGCAAGCCATTAGATAACGCCAATGACCGACTTAAACATGTCGCCAGATTGTCAGATGAGGCTTGGGTCAGCAACAAAGAGATACTTGCCGAGTTCTTTTTGATTGAAGGCGAAATTTGGACACACCCAAGAATTGAAGATGATTTAGCCAAAGTACGCGAGAAATCTATAAAGGCTTCAGCAAACGGTAAGCGTTCGTTCAGCGTTCGTTCAACGCCCGTTGAGCAATCGTTGAACCATAAAGATAAAGATAAAGATAAAGAAAAAGATACGAAGCCTGACGGCTCGACAATTGCTGAATTAACAAAACTTTATTTTGACAATCTAAAGACAGATGGGATGAAACCTTCGGGCGGAATGATTGCTGGACAGATTCAAAGCGCACTTAAACAGGTTACGGTTGATAGGTTACGAAAGATGATTCCAGTTGTAGCCTTAGCAGGAATGCCATTAACACCTAACACTTTAATGGTTGCTGAATCTCGATCTAAAGCACCTGAAGCAAAACCAACTTGGGTACCACCAGCCTTCGATCATGCCGAAGAAGAAAACCGTAAGGCAAGAGCAGTTGCTCCACCAAAGGAGTTAAAAGAACTGTTCAAACGAATTCCGTAAGTAAGTAATCTATGGCATACTTAAACCTTACGAAAGGAGTTATATGAGCCTTACATTAAAAGTTATTGAAGTAGATAAACTTGAAATCAATAACACAATTTTAATTGGTCGTAGAATTTACAATGTTTTAGATATTGAAAAAGATTCTTTTGGTTTCAGATTAAAGTTACGCGATTTGAATGGCAACTATAAATTCTATTTTGCAAACAACTATGAAACTGTCACAATAGAGTTGTGATTTATTTTTCTGTGGATGGCAAGCCCATTCCACAAGGGTCTATGAAATTTATTAGACCAGGAGTTATGATTCACTCCAGAGCCGCCGAATTAGCCCTCTGGAGGGCCATGGTGGCGCAAGAAGCAAAAAAACACATAAAGGTACCCTTTCAAGATAGCATGGTCTTAGAAGCCAATTTTAGGCTGATTAGGGGCAAGTCTGTAAAGCGCCCTTTTCCAACTGTTCCACCCGACCTCGATAAACTGCTTAGAGCCGTTATGGATGCGGGAACAGGGGTGATTTGGCTTGATGATGCGCAGGTAACCCAGATTTCATGCTCAAAAACCTACGCTGACACGCCTGGGGTAGATATAGGGGTGCGGCCCATAGGATTATTTGACGACACGCCGTAGCAGGTCTTGACATACCTTACGGTTTTCTATAAATTTATCTTATTGAACCGAACGGCGGTTCTAAAGTACGGAGGCAAAAGTGAACGCAAAGAAAGTAACACCAAGTCAAAAAATTGCATTTGTCGAAAAGATAATTGCATCAGATATTTTTAATTCATCTGAAGTTGCAGCAGTAGCAATTCTTCAACAATTAGTTGATTCTGCTAAAAAAGAAATGGCTGCAAATCATGTTAAGAAATTAGATAAGAAATTCCGTCAAGAAGGCAAAATGATTGCTGACAAAAACAAAGTTATGGAAATGGCAATTCGCGCTTTAGATTTTGACACAGATACAGTTTTTGGCGCTTATGCTCGCGAGTTGGGAGTGAAACTATAATGTTAGAAATAACAAGTAATAAATCAGTAACAACTTGTTTCAATATAGTCATACATGATGATTGGTCTATTGAAGATAATCAATTAATTGTAGAAATAAATGACAAAAAATATTTCTGTATGTATGCGGTTATTGATAAAGACTGGAATTCAGATATAACAGAAAACCAATTACAAAGAGTAAAAAATCCAATAGGTAAAGCATCATTTGTTTCTGTTCTAAAAAATGGTAAGGCTGGTAATACCTACAAAGATGAAATGATTTACAATGCTAATTCTTTCAATGGCATTTTTGCTCATTTATTTGATGCCTACAATAAAGAATTAACAAAATTACAATCAGATCAGTTAGTAGGTGCAAACTAATGTCTGAACTTGCTTGCATGTTTTGTGGCAACAAAGGCGGTTGGCTTAATCGCCTTCAGATTCATCGCGTAGGTGATGATGCAATATTTGAATGCGATTGGTGCAGATTAACTTTTGAACACGCACTTAAGAAGCAGCAACAATGACCTGTTCAGTATGTTTTGATAAAGGCTTTGTTTATCATGGTGATAACGAAGAATACGACATTGAGATTTGTCAATGTCAGAAGGAGGCAAACAAATGAGTATGGAAGAATATTACAAAATGCGTGAGAAATTTTCTCGATTAGTTTGGGTAGAAACTGCTTGCGAAAACGATCAATGCAGTCAGTTCCAAATATTTCAAGAAAAACCTACACTTGCTAATATGAACGGTAGGGGCTTTTATATGTGTCCTGAATGTCAGGACATATCAATTTATAGCGAAGATGAAACCGATTGGGAGGCAGTAAATGAAACTAAACAGAAGTCAAAAGCGTAAGGCTGTAAAGGCTGGAATTCCTATGCAGCGCACAATTGATCTTAAGAATGAGATTACAGGTGCAACAGTTCAAGCCATCGTTATTTTCAGCCAAGATTTAGAGCCAACTTTAACTTTTGTTGAAAATGATAAAGATGTTATTTTCAAAGTACCAGCGCTTGAGTTTATGCAAGTAATTAATCTTCAGGTGCATGAAGCATTAACTAGATTAAAGGAAGCGCTGACCGCTAATGATTGACCGTAATGTAATGTTGTTAGCGCATGATGCAAGGCCAACATCTATTAAGGCTGCGGAAAAAGCGTTACCAAAATCAGGAACACTTCGCCGATTAATATTTGAAACTGTTAAAACCAATGGCGGATTGACTGATTATGAATTAGAGCGCATTCTTAATGGCAAGCACCAAAGCGTAAGCGCCAGCAGAAGGTCATTAGTTCTTGATGGCTATTTGGTAGATTCAGGTGCAACACGCAAAAACGAAGTTAGTAATGATTGCATAGTTTGGGTAACACCTGATTATGAACAGGGGGCTTTGTTCTAATGCCAACTTATCAATTTAGATGCGGTACAGATAAATCTTTTGTTGAAATTCAACAAGGGTTTTATGACAATGAAATTCCTAATTGCCCGCTATGTGGCAAAGAGATGAATAAAGTTATTGCAGCAACGCCAGCAATATTTAGAGGAAGCGGATGGGGCAAATCGTGATTATAGGTTTATCAGGTTATGCAAGTGCTGGTAAAGATTCAGTAGCCCAGATTCTTGTTGAGAAGTTTGGCTACAAGCGCATGGCTTTTGCTGATGCAATCCGCGACATTCTTTATACGCTTGATCCATTAACCAATAATGGTTTGCACTTAAAAACAGTAGTTGATGATTATGGTTGGGATTTGGCTAAACAAGATACCGAGATTCGCAGATTGCTTCAAGTATTAGGAACTGAAGTTGGCAGAAATGTATTTGGCGATGATGTCTGGGTTGATGTTTTAATTAGCAAACTAGAGCCAATGGACAAAGTTGTTATTACAGATGTGCGTTTTCCAAACGAAGGGCGTGAAATCCATAATTTAGCAGGAGAAATATGGCGCGTTAATCGAGATGGTATTAGCGCAGTCAATGAACACATATCTGAAACACAAATGGATGATTACAATTTTGATGAAATAATTAATAATGATGGCTCATTAGAAGATTTAGAACATGTAATTGTTGAATTAATTGAGGCTAAAAATGAGTGAAGGTATAGTTAGATGTAAAGGATGCGGCAAATTATTGCCCATAAACGATTTGACATGCTTGTGTTGGGCATACGGTAAAATAGATTCACCCAAAACCAATGAAGGGAGTGTCAGAGATGACATCAACCAACAACGGAAAGGCACACCGATGAGAACTGCGAATAGAGGAGAGATTGGCTAGATACGAAGTTATCTGTTCGATTTCTTTTAGTAGCCGCGCTCGCGGTAGGAATCGGAGTAGCAACTCCAGCAGTTGCGCAATCGCCACAAAAGCATAAACCGTTTTTAACTGCTCGAACACCAGATGCAGCAAAACAACATGCTCAACGGCAATTAGCACTTTACAGTTGGAATGCTAAACAATGGGGATGTTTGGAAACGCTCTGGCAGAAAGAAAGCAATTGGCGACCAGCAGCGCAAAATAAACAATCCGTTACTATAACTAAAAATGGAAAGAAAGTTAAAGTTCATGCAGGAGGAATACCACAAATACTTGGTATGTCACCAGCATTGAGCGTTGAGAGCCAAGTAGGACAAGGATTGAAATACATCCAAACCCGCTACGGTTCCCCATGTTCCGCTTTGAAGTTTCATCTAAAGCGAAACTACTACTAGATTTCTTGGTGCCGTTCACCAAGGAAAACGAAGCCCGACACCTGAGATTGCCTCCCAAGTGTCGGGTTTCACTTTTTTACAACTCCACCACCGCCGCCACCACCGCCTAAGTGCGCAAATCGCCGCCACCACCGCCTAAGTTTTGGCTTCCCACCACCGCCGCCACCGCCGCCTGAGTTTGCAATTTGCTGAGTTTTACAACTCCACCACCGCCGCCTAAGTTGAGCAATTTGATTACTTACGGTGTAAGGTTACGATATGGCAAAAGGCAAAAGTCGCGGAGAGCGCAATTCAGAACGAAAAAACGGTAAGGCTCCAAAAAAACATATAAAAGTTCAAAAGAAAACTGGTCGTACAATTGGTGGTTATTCCCCTGCCAAATTAGCGATTCGGGCGGAAAAGCGTAAACAAACCGTTGGAGAGTAATGACCACAATAATTGCATTACAAAAACCTGACTGCGTAATTATTGCGGCAGATAATCAAGTTACTTCAACGCGAAAATACCGCCATCCCAAAATGGCAAAGATTACAAAACGCGGTCAATATTTAATTGCAGGAAGCGGCGAGGTTGCTGCTTGCGATATAACTCAACACATATTTGTACCACCCAAACCAAACCTAGAAGATAAAAAAGATTTGTACCATTTTATGATTGCTAAATTTGTACCAGCATTAAAAAAATGTTTTAAGGAACAAGAATATAAATGGCAACCAACTGTTGATGATGATGAATATGAAACCAAGTTCATGTTCTTAATTGCGATATGTGGGGAGGTGTTTGAAATTGCAGACGATCTTGCAGTTACTTTGGATGATTCGGGTATCTATGGAGTCGGTTCTGGGAGTGATATTGCTATTGGTGCATTACACGCAGGGGCTTCTTTAGATAAAGCATTAAAAATTGCAGCAAAAATTGATCCATTTACTTCTGCTCCGTTTATTAAGATGGAGCAAAAGAAAAATGGATAAAGATGTTGCAAACAAAGTTATTGCTAGGGCAAAAGGCTATTGTGAAAAGTGTGGGTTACCAGGTGACCTACAACTTCATCATAGAAAATTGCGCTCGCAAGGCGGCAAAGATGAACCAGCAAACTTAATTGCAATTCATCCAAGTTGTCACATACAACATAAAAACTCAATACACGACAACCCTAAGACCTCAAAAGTTAAAGGGTACATAGTTCCAAGTTGGGGCGATCCCTTGGAATATCCGTTTCATCAAGTAGATGGAACAGTAGTTAAACTAGACAATGAAGGCACATATACAAGAATAGAGGCATAGGAATGGCACAAATAACGGTAGTAGGTAATGTAGGAACAGAACCAGAATTAAAGTTTTTTACTGGCAAAAATGGTGACTTTGGTGTTACCAACTTTTCATTAGCATATACACCACGCGAACGAAAAGGCACAGAATTTGTAGATGGAGAAACTGTTTGGTTTCGCATATCTGTTTTAGGCAAACAGGCTGAAACAGCAACCGAAATTAAAAAAGGCGACAAAGTAATTGTAATGGGCGCGTTTAAGCAATCAACTTATCAAGCCAAAGACGGTACTATGAAAACTGGATTAGAAATTAAGGCTGATAGTTTTGGAATAGTTCCACGCCCAATGGAACGCAAAAAGGTAGAAAAGAAAGAAGAAGATGGGGGTTGGTCTTCATGGACTTAATGAGTACCGCAGATGTCAGGGCTTTATTGAATGTGAATGAAAATAATCTTCATCAGATTCAATATCGTGGACATATCAAATGGGTTAAAAAAGAAGGCAAAAATGTTTTCTATAACCGCGTTGATGTAGAAGCGTATAAAGCCAAACGCGACAAGCGCGGTAAGAAGTGATTTGGTTTGTGCTTAGTGTTATAGGCGCACAACAACTTATTCACGCTTGGGAGATTCGCAAAATCAAACAAGAATCGCATTTGATGTTTCATTCTATTTTGAATGTTTCAAAGACGGCTGATACCGTATTGGAAATGTGGATTGAACATAAGAAAGAACACATGTAATGAAATGTTTATTTTGCCGCAAAAATAACGACCAAATAGTTTGTATCAATTGCTGGCAATTTGCGCTTTCACAATTAAGAAAATTCCCCGAAAAGTACAATTTATTAGAGGATGAATTACAACCGTCTAAAGGTTATGGCGAACGCGTAAGCGGAACTAAAACCCCACCATTACCTGTACGGCTAGAAACTTTATATTTACGAACAGGCGGGATAAGTCATAATCTTATGTTACACGAACAACAGATACGCATTAAATTGGAACATACTAAAATTACTTGGCGCGGGGAAGAAATTAATCGCATAACTAAAACATGCGAATACATTTATACACATGAAGAATGGATATACAAGAAATACGATGACATAGATCAATTGACTAAAGACATCCAAGACATATCAGGCAGAATTAATTTTGTATTAGGTAATAAATCAGAAGAAGTAACAATTGGAACTTGCCCTAGCACCGATGATAAAAATGAAATATGTGGGGCTATCTTGCGAATTAATCCTAACATTCTTACAACATATTCAGAAATCAAATGCAGGGCTTGTGATACAACATGGACTTCCGATAAGTGGAGATTATTAGGAAGGATTATAGAAAGTGCCACAAATAAAGCCGAATCAAGCAGCCAAATTATTTAAGGTTACGGAACGCACTATTTTTAATTGGATTAAATTAGATTCCATAAAAGGCAAACAGGGTTTATATTTTGTAGATGATTTACAAAAAGCGTATGACAAACGGCGTAGGAGAAAGCCTAGATTTCGCCATAAGTAATTTGACAGTTGCGCTTATTTTCAGTATTCTCTCTCACAATGGATGGCTTGTGCCTAATAGGAAGCCATGTTAATTGTGACCGAAGAAATTACTCTTGCAGAGATTGATGAAGCGCTATTTCACATGCGCGACAAAGTAACAGATCGCTATGGAAATCGCCTGACCTATAAACAAAAAGAACTTTATTGGGCAAGCATTGATGACCTATTGGAAGCAAGATTAAACCTTACGAAAATGAAGGCGGAAGGCTCATTGTTACTCGAATCCAGTAACATCTAGGGAGTAACAATTGTCATTACCAGAACCAGAACAACTCGATAAAGAGAACAAAGTTTTAGAATTGCGCCGCCTAGGATTAACTTGGAGCGAGATCGCAGATCAGACAGGCTACGCAACTCATGTAGGTGCTATGAAAGCCTATAAGCGCGTAATGGAGCGATACCAAAAAGAACCACGCGAAGACCTACAAACAATTGAGGTCGAACGCCTAAATAAAATTCAATCAGTATTTATGGAAAAAGCATTTGCCGATCAAGATGTTAGATCAGCAGCAATCGCATTAAAGGCAATAGAAATTCGCACCAAATTGCTAGGGTTGAATGAGCCAACTAGAATTCAACAGGACATAACAACTTGGGATGGCGATGAATCAATTGATAGAGCAGTCAAAGACCTCGCGGCTTTACTCACCTCAAACGATGAAGTACGCCCAAGCGAGGGTTCAATGGCAGACGGTTCAGGCCAGAGCGAGCCAACTTCCTCCTGAAGATGAATGGCAGACTTGGCTAATTCTTTCTGGCCGAGGATGGGGTAAGACTAGAACTGGCGCTGAATGGTTAGCGTATAAAGCAATTCAAACTCCTAAAAGCCGTTGGGCTATTGTTGCTAAGACTTTCGCAGATGCGAGAGATACTTGTGCTGAAGGTGATTCAGGCATAGTTAATATTCTTAATCGCTATGATGCTATACACACATATAACCGTTCAATCGGTGAGATCATTCTTAAAAACAAATCGCGCATTAAGTTATTTAGCGCCGAAGAACCAGATAGATTACGCGGGCCTCAACATCATGGCGTTTGGTGTGATGAGTTAGCCGCTTGGGATAAACCTGATGCTTATGACCAATTACAATTTGGCTTACGGTTAGGCCAACACCCACAGACTGTAATCACTACAACACCAAGGCCAACAAAACTAATTAAAGATTTATTAACCCGCGATACAACAGTTGTTACACGCGGTAGCACATTTGAAAACTCAGATAACTTAGCACCATCGGCTTTAATAGAATTACAGAATAGATACTCAGGTACTCGCATAGGTCGCCAAGAACTATTTGGTGAAATCCTTGATGATAACCCTGGTGCATTATGGAATCGCACCATGATAGAGCGCAACCGAATAAAAGAATCTGATCTTCCTCCACTAATGAGAATTGTGGTTGGTATTGACCCTGCCGTAACAAGCAACGAAAATTCCGACTTCACAGGCATCGTTACTGCGGGTATGACAGCAGACGGTCACTACTACATATTGTCGGATGACACGATCAAGGCTTCCCCGCAGGAATGGGCTACAAAAGCAATTGCCGCTTATGATAAATATAAAGCGGATCGAATGATTGCCGAAGTAAATAACGGTGGAGATTTAGTTATACATTTATTACAACAGGTTAATCCAAACATACCTGTTAAAAAGGTTACGGCTACTAGAGGCAAGCGAGTGCGAGCCGAACCTATTGCCGCTTTAATGGAACAAAGCAGATGCCACATGGTTGGCTACTTCGCAGAACTAGAAGAACAGATGTGCGAGTGGACACCTGATGCAGCAGAATCCCCAGACCGCTTAGATGCGATGGTATGGGCTTTAACAGAATTAAGTGAAGCGTCTGGCACCATGACGGCCCTAGGACTTATGGCTAAGTTCTGTCCTAGTTGCAGGATGCCAAACCCATCACGCAATTCGCATTGTGATAAATGCGCTACTTTACTCTAGTTCATCGCATTTTGGATTAGTGCAAACTAAACCTTTAGTTACACTCCAATCCAAATCACTTTTGCACAAAAGGCATTTCATATTTACATCCTTTCCAGTCAGAGCAGAACCAATGTTTAGGCGCTGGCCCTTTCTGACTTAAATTAATGCGATAGCCTTCGTTCATTGTTTTACCGCACTTTGGACATTTCATATTGCCTCCTTTGTGATTAAGTATTTCCTAACCACAAACCAATTATACTTTTGGCACTTTTTACATTTACTAAAACTATCATTTATCCCGCGTAACAAATGTTCAAATTAAAGCAACACGCCATAATTTGACAAATGATTTCAACAATTTAGGAGAACAATGGCCAGTACATACAACACCGTTATTGACCAAGGAGCAGACTGGTTCCTAAATGTAACTTGGGAAAATGTTGCTGGCGACCCAATTGATATAACTGGTTATACAGCAGCGCTTCAACTGCGTACTTCTCCATTGGCTAGAGTTGTATCACTAAACCTTACAACCGAAAATGACGGTCTTGCTATTAACGGCCCATTGGGTTTAGTAAGTGTTCACGCAACTAATGAGCAAACAGCATTACTTACACCACAAAGATATACATACGATTTAGAACTTTATTCTCCTACCGATCCAGTTGTTGTTACCCGATTAATTCAGGGAACAATCGAAGTGTCTGCGAATACAACGCGTGAGTAATTGTAACTGCGCAGATTGCTGCGACAACATTGTTGTAGTTAGAGAACCAACAACCACCATAGCAATAACTGGTGGTGGCCCTGCTGGCCCACAAGGAACTACTGGTGCGCAAGGTATTCAAGGTTTTGAAGGCCCACAAGGAATACAAGGCGTTCAAGGACTTGATGGTATTCAGGGTGCGCAAGGTACTGATGGCTTACAAGGTGTGCAAGGAATTATTGGCGCACAAGGTCAAACAGGAATCCAAGGCGAAACTGGAATACAAGGCTTAGTTGGTAATCAAGGTACAACAGGTAGCCAAGGAACTTTAGGTACACAAGGTGCAACAGGTACTCAAGGTTTAATCGGAATCCAAGGTGTTGAAGGAATACAAGGAGTTCAGGGATTAGACGGAATCCAAGGAACACAAGGTATCCAAGGCGATGGCACACAAGGTACTGAAGGTGCGCAAGGTGCTACTGGTACTCAGGGCTTAATTGGTATTCAAGGTGAAATCGGAATCCAAGGAATTCAAGGCTTTGATGGTTTACAAGGCTTAGAAGGATTGCAAGGTGTACAAGGCACCGATGGCATTCAAGGTTTTGATGGCACACAAGGCACACAAGGTTTAGAAGGATTACAAGGCGTTGAAGGTTTGCAAGGCATTCAAGGTACTAATGGTGTTCAAGGTTTTGACGGAACACAAGGCACACAAGGTCTTGAAGGCTTACAAGGTTTGCAAGGAGTTCAAGGAATTGAACCAGCCCAAGGCATCCAAGGTCTTATTGGTATTCAGGGAGAAACTGGATCACAAGGTTTAGATGGAATTCAAGGTTTTGAGGGTTTACAAGGAACCCAAGGAATTCAGGGTTTTGACGGAACACAGGGCGTTGAAGGTTTGCAAGGAATTACTGGAACTCAAGGTGTTCAAGGAATTCAAGGACATGACGGAATTCAAGGACTTGAAGGATTACAAGGTTTAGAGGGTGCGCAAGGAACTCAAGGCATCCAAGGCAATAATGGAATTCAAGGTCTAAACGGTATTCAAGGCGAAACAGGTTCTCAAGGATTAGAAGGAATCCAAGGACATGATGGCATCCAGGGTATTAATGGAATCCAGGGAACAACTGGCGCACAAGGTTTAGACGGCATTCAAGGCGAAATTGGTCTTCAAGGCATTTATGGAACACAGGGTGTTCAAGGCATAATTGGTTCTCAAGGAACCCAAGGTTTAATTGGTATTCAAGGACTTGATGGCATTCAAGGAGTTCAAGGTAATACAGGTGCTAGTGGAACCTCATCTTCTATTTTTGATTACCAAGCAAGAACTAACTCACAAACTCCACCACCTAATGCTGGCGACATTAAATGGAATAATGCAGTACAAATTCTTGCAACAAACATTTATGTATCTCACTTAACAGCGCCAAATGTAGATATAGATGTTTTATTAGCAAACATAAAAAATGGCGACATCTTCTTTGTTCAAGATAGAAATAACTCTACTAATTATCAAGAATGGCAAGTAAACGGAACACCTACGACCGTTCCCAATGATTATTGGACTTATCCTGTAACACTTTTAACATCAAGTGGAACAGGTACAACAGGTTTTGCAAATGGTCACAATATTTCTCTTATTACACAAAGCGTTGGTGTTCAAGGCGTTACTGGTGCGCAAGGAACAAATGGCGCTCAGGGAACTGTTGGCGCGCAAGGGTTACAAGGGTTGCAAGGAATTCTTGGCATACAAGGTGAAACAGGAACTCAAGGTTTAACTGGATCACAGGGTATTATTGGAATTCAAGGGGCAATTGGATCACAAGGACTTCAAGGGCTGCAAGGACATGAAGGTAGCCAAGGTCTTGACGGAATTCAAGGCATAACTGGCGCACAAGGTTTAGACGGTATTCAGGGTCAGCGCGGATTACAAGGCGTTACAGGAACTCAAGGCGCTGAAGGATTACAAGGTACTCAAGGTTTACAAGGCCACGAAGGTATCCAAGGACAAATTGGATTACAGGGTTTAACTGGCAGCCAAGGCACTCAGGGCTTACAAGGTGTTACAGGTAGCCAAGGTTTAGAAGGAATCCAAGGAACTCAAGGCGTACAAGGTTCTCGCGGCTTACAAGGAATGACTGGTAGCCAAGGAACTATTGGTGAAACTGGTGCGCAAGGAACACAAGGTGTTACAGGTTCTCAAGGAACTAATGGATTAAATGGTTCTCAAGGAACACAAGGCATTCAAGGTAATCAAGGTTTAGTTGGTAGCCAAGGCACCAACGGATTAAACGGAAGCCAAGGAACTACTGGTAGTCAAGGATTAACTGGTAATCAAGGCTTAACAGGTTCGCAAGGTTTAACAGGTTCTCAAGGTTTGACTGGTAGCCAAGGATTAACTGGCATACAAGGAAATCAAGGAACTACTGGATCACAAGGTTTGACTGGTACTCAAGGCACACAGGGTGTACAAGGCACAACTGGAGTTCAAGGTACAACAGGTACTCAAGGATTTACTGGGTCGCAAGGTACAACTGGAACACAAGGTGTTCAGGGCTTAACTGGAATACAAGGTACAACTGGTAATACTGGTTCTCAAGGAACTCAAGGTACAACTGGTGTGCAAGGTTTAGTTGGAACTCAAGGTACACAAGGTATCCAAGGATTACTTGGTTTGCAAGGAACCCAAGGAATTCAAAGCACCCAAGGAACTACTGGAATTCAAGGTGCGCAAGGAACTATTGGAACAACTGCAACAGCATTACCAGACATTTTAATGCTCGGTGGAATGTAAAGAAAATGGAGAACAATGCCAACAACATATAAAGTTTTAGGGCAGTCAGCGCCAGCAGCGACTACTGCTACAACTCTTTACACAGTACCAGCAGCAACGCAAAGTATAATCTCTAGCATCAATACTGTTAATACACATGCCTCAACAGCAGACACAATTCGTATTGCTGTAAGACCAGCAGGTGCAACTTTGGCTAATCAACATTACATAGTTTATGGATTATCTTTAGCCGCAGGTGCAACTTTTACTTATACAGGCGGTATAACAATGGGCGCAACAGATGTTTTAACAATTTACTCAACAACTGGTACAAGTTCATTCAATGCGTATGGAAGCGAGATTTCATAATGACCGTAGGTATAACCCCTAATCCAACAACAGTAGGCCCAACAGGCGCTCAAGGTACGACAGGCGCTCAAGGCACAACAGGTTCTACTGGCGCAGCAGGTGGCGGTATTTCAGGTTTTAACGCTCAAACAGGAACTACATATACATTTGTTTCTGGCGATGTAAACAAACTTGTAACTGCAAGCAACGCGAGCGCAATAACCGTAACTGTTCCACCTTCTGTATTCGCCGCTAATGATGTAATCAACATTCAGCAAATAGGAGCAGGTCAAGTAACTTTTGCAGCAGGAGCAGGTGTGACTATTACATCAACTGGTGCAACCGCAGCAGCGCCTAAATTAAGAGCGCAGTATTCATCTGCCAGCGTTATTTGTTCAGCAAGTAATACATTTACAATCGTTGGCGATATTAGTTAATTACCTATAAGTTTACCCAATGAACTTAGTGCAACAGGCGGTAGCACATGGGGGCAAGTTAGCCCCTTTAATAATCGAAAAGGGATTAACTTCAGGCACAGGGTTAATGAACCCATCGGTGTTTATAGATGATGATGGCGACATATTAGTTAATTTGCGCCATGTTAATTACACGCTATATCACGCAGAGAATGAACAAAAGTTTCCTAGCCGCTATGGCCCATTATCTTATCTACATCCCGAAAAGGATCATAGATTAATTACGGTTAATTACATTTGCCGATTAGATGAAAACCTAAGCATGACTAATTATGCAAAGGTTGATACATCGGCATTAGATGTAGAACCAATATGGGAATTTGTTGGCGAAGAAGATTGTCGCCTAATGAAATGGGATGGCAATTATTATCTTGTAGGCGTTCGCCGCGATACAACAACTAACGGCGTTGGTCGTATGGAATACAGCAAAATAGAGATAGACAAAAGCAATTGGGTTGTAAAAGAAGTAAATAGGTTACGCATACCTGCGCCTGATCCTGATTCTTCTTATTGCGAAAAGAATTGGGTTCCAGTAATGGATAAGCCCTATCATTTTATCAAATGGTCAATGCCAACTGAGTTAGTTTATGCAAACCCAAATAAAGCCCAATGCGAACAGGTGTTTGTAAAGCAGACAATACCTGCACCCGCAGATCAGCGTGGTAGTTCCCAAGTAGTTCGTTGGGGCAATATGTATATCAGCATTACCCACGAAGTTAATCTGTTTAAGAACTACCTCAAGCAAAAGGATGCGATTTATCGCCATCGCTTATTGCTATGGGATGACCAGTTAAACCTAGTTGGACTATCTAAAGCCTTCTCCTTTTTAGATGCTCGCGTAGAGTTCTGCGTGGGAGCGGCGGTGTCAAAAGGTGACCTTTTGTTGTCTTTTGGTTTTCAAGATAATGCAGCCTTTGTATTGCGTGTTCCTAAGTTAGTTGTAGAGGACATGATTTTGGAGGCGCTGGCTTATGAAGATTGAAACATTAATCTTTGACCTATCAAAGAAGCCATTTGACCCAGAGTTAAATTTTGCAGTAGCCGTTGAGTATGAACAACTTAACCAAACTGCATCAGCCGTATCGTTTTATTTAAGAACGGTTGAATATAGCAACAAAGTAAATGACCCTATGGTTTATGCCTCATTACTTAAAATGGCGTATTGTTTTAACGACCAGACCGATAGGTTACATACCGTAAGCAATTGTTTACTTCAGGCAATTGCATATTGGCCAGAAAGACCTGAAGGATATTTTTTATTATCGCAATTCCATGAACGCCAATCTCAATGGCAAGAATGTTATACACACGCCAAGATCGGATTACATCGCGCCACATACCCTGCACTTCCTGTTGAAGTCGGTTACTATGGTGCTTACTGCTTAGAGTTTGAGAAGGCTGTAAGCGCTTATTGGGTAGGGCGTAAAAAGGAAAGCGTGGAACTTTTGAATAAGTTGCTTGGCATGGATATTGCACCTGAATATAAAGCAACGGTCAAACATAATCTTGATCGGATTAAAGATGCTGCTATTTGATATAGGAGCAAACCGAGGCGATGCTACTTATGCAGGTTTAGATAAGGGCTATAAGGTAATAGCGGTGGAACCAGCACCGCGCACATATAAAGAGTTAGTTAAAAACTTTGTTTACAGCGATAATGTAATACCACTTCGATATGCAATATCTGATAAAGATGGCGAGCGCATAAAGTTTTATGAATGCGTAGAAGATGGATTATCTACTACAAACAAAGAATGGCTAACTAATGAAACAATGCCTTATGCGGGCAAAGAGTTTCGTGAAATAGAAGTAAATACAATAACCATAGATAAATTGGCGAAAATCTATGGAGAACCTGATTTAATTAAAATAGATGTAGAAGGCGCTGAATGGTCTGTCTTTAATGGCATGACAAAGAAATATGGAACCATAACCTTTGAATGGACATTTGAAACCATCAAAGAACATGAGAAACAACTAAACTATTTATATTCATTAGGATATAGAGAAGTTGGCCCTCAGTACATAGTTCAACACCTAGAACAACCTAGGGTTTGGCTTGGATTACATGAGGACAATACAAATAAACTTTACGCTTGGCATCAAGAAACATCTGACATGTGGATTGAGGGCGGTTGGAAAATAGCAAACCTGCGACCAACAGCCGATGTTGGAATGATTTGGGTTCGTTAATAATTAAGGAGAACAATGGGCTTACTAGATAGGTTCGCATCGCTAGTTGCGAGAGAAATTAATAAAGCACCTAATCTCCCTGCGGGTTCTATAACCATGACTGAACAAGAAATGGTAAATAGAAACGGAATTATGAATCAGCAATATGGTCAATCTACATCCCTGCCTAGAAACCCTCTTTGGCCTAATGTTCCTTTTGCCCCTGGCAATCCTTTAATTCCAGGTGCGATTAACCCTGTTCGTGCAGATGGTCGCGCTGATCCACGCCGTTATGAATACCAAGTTGCGCAAAACATCAACATCACGCCAACTAAACTTATACCTTTTTCTACCCTGCGTTCTACCGCAGATCAAGTAGATATTATTCGCCGATGTTTAGAAGTTGTTAAAAACAAACTAAGCGCTATGGACTGGGATATTACTTTCTCAGATGATGCTTCTGAAAGAATCATGGCTGAATCTGGCAAAGACCATGTTCGCGCTATGTCTGAAGCAAGAGAAAAATATACAAGCGAAATTGCTCGCCTTCGTAATTTTTGGGAACAACCTGATAAGGCTAATGGTTATACATGGCAAGACTGGTTAAATGTTTCATTAGAAGATATTTTAGTTTTAGATGCTTGGTCAATATGGCCACAAAAATCTGTTAATGGAGATTTGTTTGGTTTCCAAGTTCTTGATGCTTCAACCATTAAGCCATTAATTGATGATCGCGGTATGCGCCCAATGGCACCATTTCCTGCTTTCCAACAAATCTTATTTGGCTTTCCTCGATCTGAATTTATGGCAACAAGTGAAATAGAAGATGCCGATGGTGAATTTACCGCAGATGAATTGGCTTATCTTGTTCGCAATCGTAGAACTTGGACAGTTTATGGATTTAGTCCAGTAGAGCGAGCGCTGCCTTTGGCTGACATCTACTTGCGCCGCCAACAATGGATACGCGCTGAATATACAGATGGTGTATTGCCTGAATTACTATTTACTACTGATGCTACCTTTGGTAATAATCCAGAGTTACTTCGTGCTTATGAAAACATTTTCAATGATGACTTATCAGGACAAACAGCACAGCGTAAACGCGCTCGCTTACTTCCTGCTGGTATGAACCCAGTCCAATTTGATGGATATGGTGAGAAGTTTAAGGATGTATTAGATAATTATTTAATTACATCTATCTGCGGTCACTTTGGCGTATTGCCTAGTGAAATTGGATTTAGTGGCTCAGGCTCATTAGGTGCAAGTGGATTACAACAAGGTGAAACAATGTCAGGTGAGGCAATTGGTATTGCGCCATTAGCCCATTGGGTAAGCAAGCAAGTTACCAACCTTTGCTACACATTCTTAGGAATGCCACGCGAACTAGAGTTTAAGATTATGTTTGAATCAAGACTTAACACCGAATCCGAAGCGCGTAAGATGGATATTGAAATGAAGAACGGTGGTCGTACCGTTAATGAAGCGCGTAGCGAAATGGGCTTACCTGTTATAGATACACCAGAAGCAGATATGCCAATGTTAATGTCAGGCAAATCACTTTACTTCCTATCTCCTGATGGAATAGTTGATGCTTCAACAATGAATTTAGGAATGGGTGTTGTAAGTTCATCTGATGTAGAACAAACACAAGATGATTTAACAATTGGTGAAAAGCCATTAACTGAAACAGGCAAACCAAAACCTGATGCAAAAGAAATAATGAATGAAGATGCAAGCAAATCAGTTAAAGAGATTAAATCTTTTCTAAAATGGATACGCAAAGGAAACTTTAAGCGTTCATTTAACTTTGAAATAGTCGAAGCAGATTACGCTGAAGTTCTAAACAAGTATGTTGGAATTGGCGATGTTGAATCTGCTAGATGGTATGCGGAGAGATATTTGGGGTTGTAATGAAACCCAATAGAACGCGGCTAAAGGTACAACTAGCCACAAAGCATGTCCGTTCTATTAAACTCGGTATCGAGGATATGTTCTCACCCGATGACATAGTAGATTTTTGGTTTGCTTCTAATCATCCTGTTGGTAATACAGAAACTAACGACCCTTACAAGTTAGCACCTGTACTAGCAAGGGATTGGGCAAAGATTCACATAAATTCTAAGAGTTCAGAAAAACTCTATAACGCATTAGGTAGAGTTTATGCAGATGCTTACATACTAGGTGAGGATTTAACCACCTACGAAATAGCAAGAGCCATAGGTTTAAGGAAAGCCGCGCTTAGTAAAAATAAGTTGCAGCGAGCCTTAAAGACTGACTGGAATGAATGGAAACCTGGTAACCGCGCTGCGGCTGCTTTAGTTAAACCACCTGGTGCATTACAAAGTTTGTTAGATCAAAGAAGGATAGTAATTCAAGGTTTAACAAATACAACCTTAAGTCGAATTGGCACAGCCTTGGCTTACGGTTTAGATAAAGGCGATTCAAAGACTACTATCGCTAATGATATTTCATCAATAATTGATGATACTGAAAGAGCATTAACTATCGCTGGTACAGAAATGAGCCGAGCAGTAGTTGAAGCAAGTAAACAACTTTATGCCGATAGTGGTGTAGAAAAGATTGAATACTTAGTCGCAGACCCTTGTGATGAGTGTCAAGAAAACTATGATGCTTCACCAATTGATATTGGGGAGCAATTCCCAAATGGCGATCCACCAGTTCATCCGAACTGCATGTGTGATATTGCACCTTATGTTGTAGATACACAAGGTTTATTTGATAACCAAACAGAGTAAAGGACTAACATGACCGAAACAACAAATGTCTATGCCGACATTATTAAGATGGATGATAACGGCGATGGAACACTTACCGTTTACGGAAAGGCAACTGATAGCGGATTAGACATTGACCAACAGATTTGTGATCCTGTGTGGCTTGATACTGCGATGCCAGAATGGTTCATGTCAGGTGGCAATATCCGCGAACAACACAGCAATATCGCTGCTGGTGTGGCTAAGGAATACGAAGCAAAGGCAGATGGACACTACATCAGCGCATTGGTAGTTGATCCTGTTTCAGTTAAGAAAGTTCAGAATCGCGTACTAAGAGGTTTCAGCATCGGTATTAAATCACCGCGTGTTGTTAAAGATACAAAGGCAGTAAATGGTCGAATCATTGATGGACAGATCGTAGAGGTCAGTTTAGTTGATAGACCAGCAAATCCAAGTTGCCAATTAGTTTTGGCAAAATCAATTAATGGTGAGAAAACACTAACGAAAGTAGAGGAACTCTTGGAAACCAACATAGAAAAAGAAATAGCGGGAGAGCCAATGGCTATGAGTGGTGAAACCAAGACCATTCCTTCTCGTGAAGAAATGATTAGTCGTTACGCATCTGCTCGCAAAGCAGTAGATGAGTTAATGATGGAGTGCAAGTCATACGGTTACGATGATATTGCAAAACAATATGGCGAAACAGCCGAAGAAGAATCAATTGAAGGCCCTGCTGGTAGCGGTGCCGAACATGAACTAGGTGAAGTCAAAAAAGAAATGGTAGATCAGAACGATGATGAAACTGATCTAGCCGCTAAGTCAGCAACTCACAAATGCTTAGAATGTGGATGTAATATCCCACAAGCAACACATGGTCTAACACAGGTAGAAGTAACTGGCGCAACACCAAATAACGAAATAGCAAATGTTTCTACCGCCGTTATCTTTTCCCCAGATCAGACACCAAAGAGTGCTGAACCAGATGAGAATTCTGTTGAAGAAATATCAACAGATAAACCCCTGCTCGCTGATGTTGATTTAATTGACATCGTTGAGAAAGCCGTAAAGAGTGCTATGAGTTCGGTAGAAGCCGAGGTCGCATTGTTAAAATCTGCAAAAGAGGCAGTAGAGAACAAGGCAATTTCACTTGAAACTGAATTAGCAACGGCAAAATCTCTCGCAATAGGTGGTGGCCCTAAACGGACAACCATAGCGACAGGTGCTAATAAAACAAATGAATGGAAAGCCAAAGCAGATTTATACTTTGCAAAGGCCTCCTCAACAACCGATCAGATTCTTGCTAAGGGATACCGCGATATGGCAAAAGATTTTCTTGCCAAGTCCGAGCCTGAAGTAGAATCTAAATAACTCTTTACAGGAGAAACAAATAAATGGAAAACTTAAAAGTTAAGGACTTGTTCAACGAGTCCAACCCTAAAGTTGCCGCAGAGCGCCACGAAGAATATCTTGGAGAATTAAGCAAGTCGCTTTCTTCACCACGATCATTTATGAATGGCGAAATGAGCCAAGACCCAGTTCAGGCGTTAGAAACACTTGTTGCTAACAAGTCACTAACACCAGATGCTCTTGCTTCACTACAAACTGCGCTAACTACACAACGCGGCGTTGCAGGTGAAATCAATAAAGAAATCACCCTAACAAGTCCGTTATCAACATCATTTGCTGCTTTCGATTTGGAAGCACCAGCAAAGATGCTTACACCTCGCCCAACCCCACTTCGTAACAAGATTCCTCGTAAAAAGGGAATTGGTACTTCACGCCGCGTTAAGCGTATTACTGCTTACACAGGTACAGGTACAGGAGTAGGAAACCTATGGCCAGGTATTACTGAAACAACACAAAACAACTTCGCTCCTGGTGCGGTTACTCCGTTCAAGTTAGAGCGCGGCCCTCAGATTTCTTACATCGCTGATGACCTTGTGTTGCCTTACAACTCTTACTCACTATCTGACCAAGTTTCATTCGATGCAAACTTCTCAGGTTTGGGATACCAAGACCTACGCCAACTTTCTTCAACCTCAACACTTTATGCAACAATGTTGATGGAAGAAAGAATGATGTTGTTCGCACGCGGTACTGCATCACCTTATTCTGGTTTACTCGCTGCTCCTGGAACACCTGTTCTAACTGCTCGCGCTGCTACTGGAACTGAAACAGCAATCTCAGGTGCAACTAGCAAAGTATGGGTACAAGTAACTGCTTCTGCTGGCGCATTCGGTGAATCTGCTATGTCAGCAACAGCAAATGTCGCCGTATCTGGTGGCGATGTTGTTGCAGTAACTATTCCAGCCGTATCAGGCGCAGTTGGATACAATGTCTATGTTGGAACAGGATCATCTGAACCAGCACAAGGCGCAATCTGGTTTGATGGAACAACAGCACCTCGTACATTTGTAATTCAAGGAGCGCTTCCTACTTCAGGTAAGAGCGCACTTGCAGTTGCTACTTTACAGGCTGCTGGAGATGACCTTTCTGCATACGCAACTGGTTATGATGGAATTCTTCCAACAGTTCTTGGTGCTAATACTGGTTACAACAACTATATTGGTACTACATTCAGCACCAGCAACCCTGGCGTTGAGTATCAGACTGTGTTCTACAACTTGTACAACAATGTTAAGGCTGACCCTGATGAGATTCTTATCAACGGTTCAGACCGTAAGCAATTGTCTGATGCAATTAAGAATGGTTCAACTGCTAACTACCGTATTAATCTACAACAGAATGATGTTGGAGATTATGTAGGTGGAGCAACTATCGGTGCCTTAAACAACGAAATTACAGGCAAGATGGTTCCAATTACCGTTCACCCATGGCTAACACAAGGTGTTTCACCTGTTATGTCATACACACTTCCAATCCCTGATACAGAGGTATCAGATGTTTGGGCAGCGATCAATGTTCAGGATTACATGGGTATTCAATGGCCAGTAGTTCAGTTCACATACGACTTCTCAACATACTTCCGAGGAACTTTCTTCTGCTACGCACCAGCGTGGAATGGAGCAGTTTCAGGAATTCAGAATGTGTAATAAGTAATTAACTAAATAAGGGTGTGTCTATAAACGGCACACCCTTGTTTCGAAGGAGGGTAATATGTCAAGAATAATTCCACCACAAGGCTTAAAAGAAATATCAGTAGAAACAAAGCGAGGCACAAGAGTAATCAGGGCGGGCAAAGACGGTTTATTTAATGTAGAAAACCCAAAGTTAGCAAAGAAATTAAAGGCAGAAGGCTTAGGCGAAGCAGGATTAAATGGATACAGCACTAGCGGCGGATTCCCATGTTCAAGTTGTGGATTCGGCAGTTGGTTTAAGAAATGTTCGCGCTGCGGGCATGATAACGAACGAATAGAGATGGATGGATCAAGTGTCACAAGCGATTAATCCCACAACACAACAGTTCTCAACGCCTTACTTGACCCTTCAAGAATACAAAGATGCGCCTACTGCAATTGATATTAATAACCTTGTTTTTAATTCTCAAGACCCATTAGCGCAAGATAACGAATTAAGTAATGTTATTGCTCGCGCTTCCTCATGGGTAGATACTTATTGCAATCAGGTATTAGGTGCTACACACGAAACAGAAACCCAACGCGCTCGCATTAGTTCAGATGGTTATATTAAATTCCACCCACGCTACAACCCTATTATTGCTTTAACCGATCTATGGTTTGGTAATCCATCAACTAATCTTGTTCAAGCGCAAAATGTACAAAGTGCATGGCTTGAGAACCAACAAGTTCTTTATCCTTATGCTTTCCAAAGTTCTCTTTATACTTCCCAAGGCCCATTACAATTTGGAGCGCCTACAACATCTGATAATTTAGTTTATCTAAAATATACTTATGTAAATGGTTATGCTAATACCTTAATTGCAACCGCCGTTGAAACAGATTCAAGCCTTACGGTTGTAGATGGAACAGGCATTACCGCAGGACTACACCTAAAAATTTATGATGGCATTTATAGTGAGAATGTAACTGTTGATGATACTTATGTGTTTGGATCAACGACTGTTCCGCTAACAAGACCTTTGTTCTATTCCCATAATGCAGGTGCATCTATTTCAGCATTACCACCAGCAATTAAAGAAGCAACAATTCTTGCTACAACTGGAATGCTTAAAATTCGCGGAGATGCTTCAATGACTATGGCTATTGGAACTCAACCAAGTAGCGCAGGTGCAGCAGATGTATCTCAAAATATTGGTAATGATATGGCTATGGCGATGGATTTACTGAAACCATACCGCAGGATTAGATAATGTCACGCTCCACCGTTCGAGAAGCGGTGCGAAACTGGATCGCAACTGCACAATTAGATACTTTGAATCAAACACTATCTTCCTTCCCAAAGCGTATAAATTTTCAAGTAAACGCCTTTCCAGGACAAAGTTCACGCGCAGCAGCCGTAGTCTTTATTGAAAACGAACAAGAAATGCGTATTGCTATTGGTGGAGTTTCGCCAATGAATACAGGTGGCGCTGGTAAAGGTTGGAAGCGCGTTGATTATGGAATTGCTCTACAAGTATTCCACCATTCACTTCAGAGAAATGCTGAAGATGCTATGGCGGATTTTGACTGCTTAGTAGATGCGATAAAAGAAAGATTAAGGGCGGGTCAGCATACTCTTGGAGTAGAAAACCCAAACATAATCTGGCAAGCAGCAGAACCAGGAATAGATGTCCAATACGGTGAACCACTAACTAACGAAGGTGGAGCAACTGAAACTTGGGCTGCTATTCGTTTTACAGTAACCGAAATGATTGAATCATAGGAGAATCCATGGCCCGTTATACATACAACGGTGAAGGAAGTAGAACATTTCCATCACTAGGTATTACCGTCAAAAAGGGTGAATCATTTGATGGCCCAGAAGGATTAAGGGCTAGAGGATTATCTCTTGCTCAATCTGCGCCTAAAGCCGCACCTGCGGTATCAGAAGCACCAAAAGAAGCGGTAAAAGAAAAAGCAAAAGAAATAATTAAAGAAGACAAACCGTCAGCCTCGACTGACATTACAGCAGGAGCGTGAAATAAATGGCATCAGCAAAACCATCAGTACGCAGTTATGTGGGCGTTGCTTTAGAAGTAACACCAGGCACCCCAGTAGCAGCAACAGATTTTATTCCTTTAATGAAAGATTCATTAAAGCCAGTAGATATTATCGCACCACTCTATGACACAGGGTTACGCGGTTCAATGGCTACTAATTACAATTACATCCAAGGTCGCCGTCATACTGAAATTGATCTTGGTGGCCCAGTATTCGCTGACACAGTTGGATATTGGCTAGGTGGAATTATGGGTTCAGTTGCTACAACTGGCGTAACCGCACCTTATACACACACAATTACCTTAAAGAACGCAACAGGTATTGGCGCAGATGCACAACCTACATCTTTCACTATTGAAGATATGTATGTTGCTAACAACCGCGAATATCCAGGTTGCAAAGTAACAAACTTTACCCTTACCTTTAATTCAGAAGGTATGTTGGAATACACCGCTAAATTAATGGGTTGGCCTTCAGTTACAACCTCAGTTGCTACACCAACATTTAGTGATGTTGTTCCTACTCCAGTATGGCGTGGTGAAGTATCAGTAGGTGGCGATGTTATTGGTTATACAACCGATGGTTCAGTTACTTGCACACGCGCAGCCGAAGCAATCTTTGGAATTAACACAGAACAAGGCCCATACGAAATATTTGTAGGCGCTTTAGATTCAACTGGTAATTTCACTTTTGTTATGGAAAATGATGACCAACTCCTAGAGTTCTTAAACAATACTCAACCTGAATTAATTGTTACCTTTACTCAAGGTGCTGGCGCTACACAAACAAGTATCATATTCCATGTTGGAAAAGGTGCTTACACAACCGCAGCAATTGATCGTTCAGGCGACCATGTTGCAATCGCAGTTGATTTTGCAGCAATCGCTACAACTGGTGATGCTGGTGCAACTGGCGGATATAGCCCAATTACTTGGGTACTAGAGAATGCTGTTGTTGCTGACACATATCAGTAACTAATAGCGCAGAACGGTAAGTGGGGATTTGTTGTAGTGGTAATACCGCCTTCCTATTATCACTCCAGCCCCACTTACCCTATAATCAGCGAAGGCAAACTATGGAAGGAAAACCATGTCAGAAAAGAAAAAGGTAGAATTACCTTCAGGCGGTTGGGCAACATTTAAGGATGCTTCAACTCTTAGAGTTAAAGATCGTAAGAAAGTATTGCGTAACGCAAATACTGAAGAAGGCTTGATGCAAGCACTATCTATTGTTGATGGATTAATTGCTGTTCTTATTGAAGAATGGTCATTTGAAATGTTAATCCCTGCATTAAAAATGAGTAATTTAGAAGAATTAACAATGGCTGATTACGATGTATTAGCCGAAGAAGCGGGCAAAGCCCAGTCAATGCTATTTCCAGCACTAGCCAAAACAGAAGAAACCGAGGCTGATGTTGAAAGCCCTTTCGAAAACTCCAACGCTTAAAATGGATACTTGAAGGCAGAGAACGCCACGAAGCATTCTCTTATCCTGATGAAGAATGGTTTTACTATTCTGCGGCGGAACGATTTGGTTGGACACCAGGTCAAGTAGATGAGCAACCCGCTTATTTAATGGATTGGTTATTATCTATCGGTTCAGCAGTAGATGAAGTGAAAGCGAAAAAAATTGATAACCAGTAACCTTAAACTTGTTAAAAAAATATGGGAAAACACAACTAATAAAGTTGATGTTGCCACCCGCGAAGCCCGCGATGAAATGATGACTGCCCTTATTCAATTATCAAAAGAGCAGATTCAAGGCGTAAGGCCAAAAGGTCAAGTTGCTTGGCGAGGTCATCCAGAACCACCTATGAATAGAACTGGTAATTTGCGCCGTTCTATTAGAGGTGAAAAATTTAGAACAGGTTTTGCTTCCTATGAAGCCATAATTGGCCCAACAATTATCTATGGTCGCAAGGTTGAACTAGGTGGGCCTAACTGGAAAACAGGCGTTCAGTTCCCTTATATGGAACCTGCTTATCGAATTTATAGAACACAAGTCCACCAACAAATAATTAACAAATACTTTAGGAGGTTCAGATGAATGGTTTTCTACCACCTGTAATCTTTGAAGTAAAGGCTAAAGCAACAGAGGCTATTGCTGAATTCAAAAAAGTAAATGCTGAAATGTCCAAGATGGAAAAGAATGCTGATAAAACAGCGCTTGGCATGATGAAAATGGAAAAGGCAGCCAAACTTACTAAAGTTGCTTTATTTGGTGTTGCAACAGCATTTGGTGTACTTGCCGTTGCTGGCGTTAAAGCCGCGATGGATCAAGAAAAAGCGATGGCATTATTACAAACAGCCGTTAAAAACACAGGTCAAAATTTTCAAGCAGCCACACCTTACATAAATGAAGTTAGCAATTCTTTAATTAAACTTGGTTTTCACGATGAAGAAACTGTTGGTGTTCTAGCCAAATTAACTGCTGCAACTGGTGATGTTAAAGTTGCTATGGATTCTATGGGTGTTGCTGCTGACCTAGCAAGATTCAAACAAATTTCTTTAGCCGATGCTGGCGATTTAATAGCAAGAGCATCTACTGGTCAAGCAAAAGGATTGCGTGATTTAGGTATTGCTTTAGGCAAAAACATTGACAAGAATGCAACCTTGGCAGATGTATTAAAAGCCGTTGAGGACAGAACTAAAGGCGCTGCTGATGCGTTTGCTAAAACCTCAGCAGGTAAATTACAGGTATTTAACGCGCAAGTAGATCAATTAAAAGAAAATATTGGTAAGGGATTATTACCAGCATTTAATAAGTTTATTGATTACATGAATAAAACAGGCTTACCTGCATTAGAAAAATTCTTTAAGTTTATAGATGATAATAAAACAACAATTGCTACTCTTGGTATTTTATTAGGTGGCATTTGGACTACTAATAAAATTGTTAAAGGTATTGAAGCAACTATCCTTCTTTTTGGAAAATTACGCAAAGGAATTAATTTAGTAAAAGATTCCGTTATTGCTTTGCGAATTGCGATGTTAGCATCAAATCCTTTGGGTTGGTTAGTTGCAGCAGCAACGGCGGCAACAGCAGGATTAGTATGGATTCATAATAAATTCTTCAAAACAAAAACATCTAAATCAGTATCTACTTTTGGAGATTTAAGTAATTCCAACGAAGGTGTTAGCGGTATTGGTCAAGGCGCGGATTGGGCTGGCAAACAAGTAAACGCATTATCAGATGCTCTTATTAATGCTAGACAAAAAGTAAAAGACTTTAACGATCAAGTTAAAAGTACGGCTGCCGACTTAAAGGGTAGTTGGGCTGCCATAGCAGGTAAAGACTTTAACGCCGCAATTCAAGAAGGATTACTAAATCCTGTTGATAAACTTGTAACTAAAACACGAACTGCCGTATCTGCTTATCAAGCAGCATCAGGTCAATATCAAGGCTCATTAACTCAATTAACATCTGCTCAAGATGCTTATACCAAGGCCGTAGCAGGTGGCAATAAAACATTAATTGCTTCCACTACAAGCGCTCTTAAAAAAGCCGAAGATTTAGTTAGTGGTTTACAAAAAAGCATGGAAACTGCTTTAGGCGATATTAAGCAATTGCAAGATGACATGATTGCTGCTGTTGTAGAAGCACAAACTAAGATTAATGATCTTGAGGCTGAAAAGAAAACTATATTAGCCGATGCGTTAAAAGAAGAATTAGCCTTACAAAAAGATTACAACGCTAAGGTATTATCATTACGACAAGATGCCGCCAAGCGTAGCGCCGAGATTGTAAAGACTTCAGTAGATCAAATGCGCGGTATATTCAAAGGCGCAACTTCTAAAGGAATTGGCGACATATTCTCAGGATTAACTTTTGAAGGTAAATACCTTAAGGGTGGATCATTAGAAGCCATTACTAATGCGTTAGCAACACAAGCACAAAAGGCTACTACGCTTGCTGATAAAGCAGGAAAACTTCAAGCATTAGGATTTACACAAACCTTTATTGAAGAAGTAATTGCACAAGGCCCTGATGTTGGCGGAGCATTGGCAGATACCATTCTTGCTGGAAGCCCAGAAGCCGTAACTCAATTAAACGCTTATTGGTTAGCCTTAGAAAAAGTATCATCTCATGGCGTAGATACAATAGCCAAACAATTAAATTCAGGTATTACTCTTGCTACCGAAGAACTAACTGCCCAATTAGCGCAGGTTCAAACAGATTTAACTGTTGCTTTGTCAGATGCCTATAAAGAATATTCTGAATCATTAGATGCTATTCGTGCTAAGACAGCAGAACAAATTAAAGTAATTGATGACCAAATTACTGAACTTATTAAGAAAATTCAGCAATTAAAAGATGCTTTAGCCGAATTAGCATTATTAAATGCACCAGGAACTCAAACAACTCCTACCGTTAAAATTCCAGGCGGTACTGGTAATTATCCAACTGGCACCAATGCTGCTGCTTGGAGAGATTACAGAGCGGGTGAAAGAGGCACTACTATAAACTTTACGCAAAATAATAGTTCTAATGCTAGTCCTGAAGTTATTGCCGCAAGCACCGCTTGGGCTATTAGAAGTTCAGGCGACTTAAACTTTACCGCTACTAGGGCGATGGAAAGATCAGGTACAACAACTAATAGTGGAATGGGTAATTAATGTCTGTTGCATCATTACTTAATTATCGTTTTGCTTTTAATGACTTTGAATTTGGTGGCGGTAATTCCGTTTATCAAATTATGACTTTAGATGGATTAGAAGATTTACCTGTAATCCGCAGCCAAGACGATAACCGAGGTTATCAAGATGGTATGTGGACAGGTAGAGATTTCTTATCAGGTCGCACACTTACATTTACTATTATGGTGTTTGGCGATGCTAACCACTCAATGCAAGAAAATCTAAACTCATTACAAGCAGCCCTTGTGCCACAACAACAAGGAACTGGATTACTACAATTTCAATTGCCAGGTGATGATTTACAAAGAATAAACGCTCGCGTTCGCCGCAGAGCAATTCAAATTAATACTGATTATTCATCAGGTCGCGCAACCGTAATGTATGAATTCTTTTGCCCAGACCCACGCTATTACGATGACCAATTAA